CACTATTCGGTTAGTTATAGTTAAAAACTACGCTATGACTGAGGAAGATGACCGGAGTACTAGCTCATGCGAGTAAAGGTACGCAATTTCAAATACGATCTTCCCGTATGTTGATTGGCAAGTCAACATACTATATATTTTTTGCTGCTACAAACAACAATAATATCATAATGGCTGAATTTTTTATTTGTGAAGATCAGTCTAAAAATTTTACTGACACCAAATTGGCAAATCGTCAGAAATATAAAAAGAAAGGCAATTCTAAGCGCTATAATGCTAAGGAATTGCGTCGAACCGCTTTCAACATTCAGGTTCGAAAACGAAATGCAAAAATTGCTGCTAAAAACGCATATCACAGCATTTCACCCCATGGATTTGAGTTTACATCTTTGGAGGACATGTTCGAAAAGAAGGGAGGTGGAGACCATCCCCCTTGGACGGGTTGCTCCTGGGGTACTTTGACACCTTCATCAACAAATTTTGGTGAATATGGGTGGATTATGCCTGGAGACGAAAAGACCTCTCCGAGTTTGGATCAACAGCTCAAGGATGAAACAGACTCTGTTGAGAAACCACCACCAGAAACGTCCCAAGAACGAAATGATTTGGTGCGTGAGGCAATAGCAACACCACCTCAGGAAAAAACTGATCTTAATGGGGAAGAACATGGTGTTCTTTCAAAGTTGTTAAAATCTATTCAAGATTTAACTGGTGACTCAACTGATGATGATGTTGCAGAGTGGGTTTCTCACCTCGAGAATTTGGTCGTTATGGCATACCAAGTTTCTCGAGCTAAATCATTCACTGATGTTTTTGTTGCTGTTATAGCATACATTAAAATGAATACCAAGAAGTCGGTTATCCGACAAATTCTAAACATCATTGATGAAATAACTCGAATGCCTAAAGAGGATATCACACCTCAAGCCTGGACCTCTACGGAAGTTTTGCAGAAATGGGATCTTTTCAAGACCAACACTATCTTTATTAAGATTTCTTATTTAATTTCTGCCGCTATGTCTCTTTCCGTTTGTTCTATTAAACAGATTGAATGGTCACCATTTGGCTTAAAGTTGGTTGCTATTGAGGCTGCTAAGGAGCAGCTCAAGGCAGTAGATGTAATAGATGCTGCCATTCGTACATTTACATGGATGGCAGAAACTGGCTATCGGGTGTTTAAAGAAAAATCACTTACACCATTGTTATATGCTGACAATGTTACCCAGCAGTTTAATGATGAATGTGATTATGTTATTGCTAATGCCGAACAGGCTATTGCTGGAAATTTAGGTTGCATCAATGATTTCGAACATAAACTAGACAAAGTACTTCGTCGAGTTTGTGAATTGAAACAAGCATGTGACAAGGGTCCAACTGCCCTTTGGCTGCAAAAGCGCTATGGTGAACTTGTAAGTATTAAACACAAAGTGGTTGCTAAACATCGTAATACAGCATTGCGAGAGGCACCAATTGGTTGGGGGATCTCTGGTTCATCGGGAGTTGGAAAATCTACCCTCAGCAAATTGACGATGAAAACGTCACTGCATGCAATGGGATATGATACTGATCCGCGTCGTATTATCACTAAAGATATGTATGATGCTTTTGATTCCAACTATACATCTGACTGTCTTGGGATGTATATTGATGATGTAGGTAATGGTAAATCACAATTTGCCCCTGTTTCACCATCAAATATCATTATTAAATTTTTTAATAATATGGCTGCACAAGCAGTTAAAGCGGAACTCAATGCTAAAGGTATTGTATTCATTGCCTTTAAGGTGGGGATAATAACCTCAAATTTTGCAGATTACAATATCCGTCAGTATTCTGACAAACCTGAGGCATCACTTCGTCGTTTTTTCCATGTACGCCCACAAATTAAAGAAGAGTACCGAAAGGAAGGTTCAGTTTCTCTTAATACTGACCATCCTGACTTAGTTAATTGTAAACTCACACACGATGTGTGGGAGATTGATATTTACGAGTGTCATGTTTTCCAAACAAAGGAAGGGAAGGATGACTATCGTATGCGAATTTTAACTGTCGTACTTTTAGATGGCACTAAACTCAGATGTAGGTGTTTGAATTTATGTCAATATCTAGACGCAGTTATTGCACTTTCGAAGAAACATCATGCCAACCAAGACAATCTCATGAAGAGATCAAAAGAGTTTGATGATGCCAAGATGTGTGATGAATGTTATCGACCAGAATCTTTGTGTAAATGTGAGATTAAAGAACAGGGTATGGAAGCAATTGCTGATGCAGTAGTTTCATCTGCCTACCGATCTGTTAAGAAATATATAGACGGATGGTTAGCACCTGTCAATTTTTTAAATTCTCTTTTAGGGTATTCACCCGTGCGGAAAATGGCAACACACCAATTGCAAAAAGAGATGACACATGTTATTAATGGTACTGCAACACCTTTTCTCGTTTCCATTACACCTGAATGGTTATTTAAAACATCTCT